ATAAAAGAGGTTAAGAACCTTAATACTACTCAAATGACCTACGCAACCCCCACACAGGGCGTTACGCAGTCTACAACCGATATTCGCGGCAGTGAAAACTTGCCAAAGGAAGTAAGGCGAAATCTTTCGAACTATATTAGCCCGGTGCAGTTGGTTCGTATGAACCACGATATCGGAATGTGGAGAAGGGCAGTTTTAGAGGCTGAGCAAGCTTATTATCCTCAGCGCATCCGGATGCAGCGTATGTACATAGATACAGCGCTCAACGGCCACGTTCGGGCTTGTGTTGCCAAAAGAAAGCGGTTAACCACTCTTCGAAAATTTGAGTTAAGGGATGCCAATGGCAAAGTGCTCAATGACATCACCACCGGCCTGAGTAAAAAGAAGTGGTTCAGGAAGTTTATCAACTATGCTCTTGACGCAAATTTCTACGGATATTCATTGATAGCTCTGGGCGATATCATCGAAGGAGATTTTCCTAACCTGAGCATCGTAAGGCGCTGGAATGTTTCGCCAGACAGGTTTAATGTTACCAGCTATGATTATTCGATCAACGGGCAGGATTTCCGAGCCGATATTGTTAAGAACTGGCACATTTATGTTGATACTCCTAACGAAAATGGAACTTCTCCATGTGGCTATGGCATATTTTACAATATCGCTATTTACGAAATCATCATGCGCAATGTGTTGCTTTGGAATACAGGTTTTACTGAGCGCTTCTCAATGCCTTACGTTGTAGCTAAAACCACCAAGCCAAGCGACGAGCGCGACGAACTGGAAGCTACCGTTGCGAATATGGGGGCCAATGGCTATGCTATCACCGATCCGACCGACGAGATTGAATTTTTGGAAGCACATTTGGCCGGTACTGGTTGGAATGGTTACGATAACTTGGAAAACCGTTGCAGTAAAACTATCAGCAAAATAATACTTGGCCATGGCGATGCTTTGGATAGTACACCAGGAAGACTAGGCGCTGATCAGGGCGGCGATGAAAGCCCGATATCTAAAGCGCTTTCTGAAATACAAATTGAAGACGGCCGCGTAATTGAATCAGTAATCAATGAAGATCTTTTCCCGCGGTTAGTTAAGCTTGGTCAAATGCCTGAGGGTATCACCTTTGTATTTTTAAATGATGACGAGGTGCAGCAGACCGTTGAGCGCGACAATAAGAACGCTCTTGACCTGGCAACCGTCGCAAAAACCATGAAAGATGCCGGCATGCAAATGGACCCGGCGTATTTCCAAAAAATCACAGCATTGCCGGCAAAAGAAATAGTTGAGCCGGCACCGATTGCTCCTCCAGCTCCCGCGCACCATACTCTTCCCCCAGCAGATCCTTCGAAAGAAAATGTTAAGCGCGTGCCAAGTGCTAAAATTAAAAATAAGCTTATTGAACTATACCGATTGGAAGCCGCATGACATTTTCAAACGATAACGGGATATTGATAATTGATACCGGTCAAAAGCTGATTGCATCGACCTCTTCTCATGTTGTTGAAAAAACACCTGATGGCCACATTCGTCTAACTTTTGGTCCTATCAACCTTGAGTTTGAAGAAGACGAAATTTCGTTTAACGAATTGATCAAACTTTTGCCACAATGAAGGAGGCGCCTAAAATAAAATTCAATTCTGGTAAGGTTGAGCGTTTGCTTAAGCAAATCCACAATGGTGTAATCACCGAGAAGAATCTGCCCGAGAATTTATATGAGCAAATCGCCGAATATTTAAAGCAGGCACTTTATGAGGGTTTTGGATCGGATAAGTTTACTGAAGATGTTTTATTAAGCGATCTGCGAGATAATGTCTATTTGTTTTCTGCCGCCAAGACCTATCATTTTACTAGCGCATGCGTGGAGCTGCTGGTAGACGACGAAGGTAAGCGCAAGCCCTTTAGCCAGTTTTTTGAAGAAGGCAAAGCGGTATATGGGCAGTACAATGAAAACTATGCAGCTGCTGAGTACATCACTGTATTTGGCCAGGCACAAATGGCGAAACAATGGCAAAGCATTCAGGCCAATAAATCCGTATTGCCGATGCTTACATTCAGCACCAATGGAATGCCTTGCGAAGAATGTGCGCCGTTTGAAGGTTTAACAGCTCCGGTTGATGACCCGATTTGGGATACATGCATGCCTCTTTTACATTTTAGGTGCCAGTGTATAGTAATTCCATCTGATGATGCTGAAGCTTGGTCTCAAGATGATATTAATGAATTGCCGGTTGATGATATACCTGAAGACTTTCAAAACAATCCTGGTAAGTCTGGCCAAATATTTACAGCTGATAACCCATATTTTCAGGATGTGCCAAAAGACCTGGCGGCCGATAATTTTGGGTTAGAAGTTCCGGAAGAAGATTAAAAATTAAACTATGTCATATACAACAGACCCGAATGATCCACGCCTTGGACATGGCGTTGATTCCGAAAAAGTTCCTCAAAACGAAGTTTACTTGGTGCTATCTGAAGAGGAACGCGCACAAGGTTTTGTACGGCCGGTCCGTGACACTTACGTTCATTATTACATGGAAGATGGGAGTGATGTTCCATATCCTTTACTGACTTTGAAAGGAGTAAAAGGATGCGGAGCAGCTACACGTATGGGGCGGGCATTAGCCGAAACCTATGCAAGAGATCCTAAGTTTTATGGCGCCACATATTGCGTCGGGTGTAAAAAGCATTTGCCTGTTAAAGAATTTATCTGGGAAGATCATAAACAAGTGGGCTCATAATGGAATTTACTTTTCAGGACATCGATAAAATAAAATTGGGGGATAGCCTGGTATTGGATATTGATCCTTATACCGGTAGTTTTCCGAATGAGTATGCCGAAGCCATAAGAATCCGATCAGAGGCATTAAATGCTGAAATGAAGGCCTATGTTTTTGCGAAAGACCTAAAGCTGAAGCTGCTTTTTAAAGACAAAAATTTCAAGAAGATAGGGGTTGTCATTGATAACTATAAGATTGCCAGGTTTAAGTCAGAACTTTTAAAAAAGGGTTTTGATTTATTTGAAGCATCACCTTTTGGTACCGGTACTACTGCATTCACATTTGATATCCCGGCTGAACTATTTGAAAAGAAAAAGGCGCAAATATTTGCTATTGTAAACCTGGTTGAAACTCATTTTAAAAGAAGTAATTAAAATTATTGCTATGCAACTTGATCCCAATTTTCGCCCATATAAGCCCACTGGCAACATTGCAGTTGATATGGTTGCTGAGTGCATCAACACATACCACAGCCAGGGCCTGAAGCTTAAAGTTATTCGTCTGGATTATATCCATTGGACAATGTTTAAAGGATTTGTCATCGACAAAATACCAACTTTTACAATTGAAGATAATGAGATCGATTTTGATGGAGTGATCATCACTCAGGCCCGGGTGCTCAGCACTCAGCCGATTACTTGGGAGTTTGAGCGGGAACGAATAAAAAAGCACTTTTTCCTGAACTGATTATTTTTACATTTGTTAATGGCAAAAGTTAAAGTATTTGAAACCAAGAAAATAGAAAAAGACGGCGGGATATCAACAGCAATTCACATTATGGGTTCATTTTTGCCAGACCCGAATATGAAAGTTGTTCCGGATGATGCGAAAGTGGTTGATTTAGGCGGAAAGCAGAAAGGTAAAAGGCGAAAGGTTTGATATGGCAGAAAATAAGATAAAAGTACATCTCATTTTGTCCACAATGTCTGTGTTTGCTGCTTTATTTGTTTATTTTTATTTTTCAGACCACTATTATCAATACGGTTATTTATCAATTTATTTATTAATGGCTGCTTTTTTATACTTCGGTGTGGTTGTATTATGAGCAAATTTAATTTCCAGCGGGTGATTGATAATATTGAGCAAACCAAAAGGGAGTTGCCTGTATTGCTGGCCAATGATGCTCAAAAGTTTTTTTTAGCAAGTTTTCGCAACCAAGGATGGGATGGAGAGCCATGGCAGGAAGTTCAGAGACGAATAGAAGGTACAAATGCTTATAAATATCCTAAAACTAAAGGTTTAACCAGGCGCACAAAGCCTATACTGCAAGGAACAGGTATATTGAGGCGCGAAGTTTCGTTGATTGCGGCCAATGCTATTATAACTTACGATCGTAATAATTTTCGGGTGAAGTTAGTTTTAGATGATGATATGGTCCCTTACGGTAAGTTTATCAACACCGGTACTGATCATATGCCTCAGCGGAAATTTATGGGCGATTCCCCAGCGCTTAGAGCTATTCTTCGAAATAGAATCGAGCATTACATGAATAAAGTTTGGCACACATAATTAAAAATATGCTCTAAAGCATCATAGTCATAAAATGTCAGGTATACGTCCAGCAATAACCGATGTGCTAACTCAGTTGGCAACCATTCAGGCTCAAAACCAGGATCTTTTAACTGTGCCGATTTATACCCGCATTTTTAATAACCAGCCTAAAAGGCAATTGTCTGGCAAAATACAAGCTTATCCGTTGCCGGCGGCTTTTGTTGAGATAGTAAAGCCTACCAAATTCAACCGTCTTTTAAATGGGGTGAGCGAAAGTGATTTGATAGTTCGCGTATACCTGCAGCATTGGTTTATCGATGCTGAAGATGGAACATTTGATCAGGATCTTTCAATATTTGACCTACGTGATTCGGTGATTGCCACGCTTTCAAATTATAAACCAACATCGTGTGGAAATCTAATGTTAACCTATGAGGGTCAAGATTTTAACCATGATGATATTTATGTATATTTGATAGAGTTTACATGCAGCTTTATTGATAGTAAAGGTAGCCCTTACGATACCGGTCGCACAGATTACCAAAACAGTATTCCACCAACTGGACTCGATCTTACAATAAATTCTGTTGAAACTTTGTTAGAGCCAGACTTCGCCCTCGGATATTATGTTATCACTGAATCACAGGGAACAGGTAATACCTGGCAATTTACAGGGTTGGTTGGCAAAAGCGGATATGCAATTTATTCGATACAGCTCAACCAGTTTTTAAGTACTGAGGAAGGCGTTGATGTAAGCTATAACGCTACAGATGGCAGCTTTACTATTTTGATACCTGATTTTGAACTTGTACCTGGTTACGGGTTAATAGTATTTTCTAATAAGTATGACAATTCATTACCATCCGCATAAATAAATATTATGGCTCGCACCGTATCACAGATATACGCTTTAATGGTGGCCGATGTACAGGCTGATCCTATCTTATCAACGTTGGTCCCAGCAGCCCCACAGCTGCCCAGCAAACGGTCAATATGGGGATTGTTCATTTACATTTTTGCTTCTGCTATTTTCTTGCTTGAAAGCTTGATGGATGTTTTCAAATCACAGGTTGAGGCCGTAGCAGCAACGGCAGCACCGGCCGGTGCCGGTTGGTTGCAAAATCAAATATTGTTATTTCAATATGACCCCACTACACCTCAAATTGTTCAACTGATAAATTTTGCACCGGTATATCCTGTTGTGGATCCTACCAAGCGAATTATCAGCCGGGTTAGTGTAATTACTTCGGTATCAGGTCAAACTACAATTAAAGTGGCCACTGGAACGCCGCCCGGGGCATTAAGTGCTCCACAGCTTTCAGCGTTGCAAAGTTATGTTACTTTAATCGGCGCCACTGTTGAATACATCTGTTATTCTGCAGCAGCTGATAAGCTTTATATTCAGGCTGATATTTATTATCAAGGTCAATATTCAGCAATCATTCAGGAGACGGTGATCACTGCGATCAATAACTTTTTAGCTACGTTCTCGAGCGTGAATTTTAACGGCAGCATGAAAGTGAGCGACATCGAGGCTACTATTCGTGCGGTACCGGGTGTAAATGATTGCGTTATTAAAAATATGATTGCCCGGGCCGATGGAACTGCGTTCTCGAGCGGAACATATTTGGTTCAAAGCAATCAGTTAATTTCCAGAATATGGCCAACAATCGCCGGATATATTGTCGAAGAAACTACATCCGGTGAAACTTTTGCTGATTCATTAAATTTTATAGCGCAATAAGCGATGCCTGATCAATACGACATAGATTATGCCCAGCAGGTAACTGAGCTTTTGCCGCCCGATAAGCGGTTTAAAACCAATACGGCATTTCTGACCGATGCTATGAAGAGCACGGTCCAGTATTTGCGCGACGCATTGTTTGGTGATTATCGTAACGGATCAACAGCTAGTGCCTGGGCAGCAGGTACCTATTCACGGGGGAATAAGGTAAATTATAAAAAGGGAATCTATGTTAGTCTGATTGATAACAATACTACTCTTCCAACCGATCCGGATTCTTGGTACCAGCAGCAAACTGTTTTCATTGGCTTAAATGAACGGTTGGCGTATAATGGGAATAACCTGATATTGACCTGGGCACTTAACCGATGGTTCGGTACCACGTTCAGGCAGCCGAACGCTGTGAGCGATATTTATTTAACTATCAATACCCGCCCTCTTTCAATATTTAGATTCGGGGTTACTGAAGCAATCAGTTCTGAATTTTTTCTTGACAGATCTACTGAAGGTATTGATAATAACGATTCATCGACCGAAGGCTATATTGATTTAACAATCAATTTCCCGGTTGCTGTTTACAATGCTTTGGACCCTATAGATGCAAACCGGCAGGCTATCATCCGCGCATTTGTAGATCAATATATCTATGCCGGCGTATTATATCAAATAGCAACGTATTAACATGAGAAAATTAGATACCTCCAGTGCATCAACATCAGTATCGCAGCCACTGAAAGCTGGATCAGTACAGCATTTGCAATTAGCTTACCAGGAAGCTTTAAATGCTTTGGCTTTAAACCTGATTGGTCCAACATACCAAACCAATGTCGTGTATGTGCTTTTTGGATGTGTCAATAGCGGATCAGGCTCAACCTTCAATATGTCGGCCGGCGCCGTGTTTTATAATGGGGAAATATTTCTGGTCGATGCAACTACATTTACGCTTACCGGCTCAAATGTTCCGTTGTCAAATATTGTTACTTCGTATTTTGTAGATGCTTCTGCAGATCCTACAATTTTCAGTGATGCTTCCAGCCATAACGTTCACCAAATCCGGAAAGTTGTAATCTCGCAAGGGGTATCTGGCAGCAGCACCTTAGGCGATTTCAGTACGTTTTTACAAACCCAACTGGTATTGGTTAATGATCAGGAAGCGACCTTGGGCGCTACTTACACCGTTAATTTCAAGCAGGACAAAGCCGTATTTTTTGCATCGGCTACGGTAAATTCAACCATTAACTTTGACTTTACCAATGCGGTACCAGGCGCTGTTGTTAGATTGCAATGGACCTTTGGATCCGGTCTTACATTAACCGTTACACCGGGTAGCGGGGCCATCGCATATATTGAGGGTGGCGATATTTCCCGGGTAGCCGGCCATACAAATAGCATGTATCTTACATACGTTGGTAAGGATTCAGCTGGTAATAATGTTGTAGGGTATTCAATATCTCAGATAGCATGATAAGACGGTATCGAAACGGCGGAGCACTCATTTATATACCTACGTTGGTTGCAAGCAATACACTTGCCAGTAGTACTTCTCATTCTGTAACCTATACCACTAAGGTTACCGGTGAACCTGGTAGCATTGTTGGTTTTAAAGTAACGACTTATGCCGCATCTGGCGGAGCTTCGCCAAACTACCAGGTTAATGGCACATCCCATGTTTTGAATGATACGTTCAATTTAACTTTGGATGGAAGCGGGCAGGTTACCTTTACTCAGCTGGTGGATGTGGGTACCACAACTTCCGGCAATTCATTGGATGTAATTCTTACAATAGAAACTACCAGTATCGGCTATGTAAGCGGATCAGCTAATAATACCAACATTTCAAAAACAGTTTAAGTGCCCATGGCCGTAAAAAGTATAGCTCAAGAAAGAAAGATCACAGTTTACCCCGAGGAAAATCTGCGCAATATGGTATTTGCCGAAAGTGCACTTACCAGTTTAAGCATGAGTGACATTGTATCGGCCGCACTTGAGAAGTATTACCTTACTATGCCCAAAAACAAGCTGAATAAAATTAAGAGTAAGGTTAAGCTGCTTGAAGCCTATCCTAAAAAATCTGCATAATCAATTGATCATTATATGAAAAGTAACAATTACCCACCAGCCGAAACGGCAAAATTTAAGGCAGAGAGAAGAACTGCCACTAAAAAATTCAAAAAGGAAATGAAAGTGCGAGGATCAATCCTTCAACTTGAGTATCCTGAAACTGCCACACAATCGCAACGTGGATTTACCCCGGCAGGCAGTGCGAAAATAAATTATCCGGCCATGGTAAAGCTTGATGCAAAGGCTGGACGCCCTGGTATACCGGTATCAGCAAGAAAACCAACCAACGGCAGCAAGCGGATATTTCAAACTATATCGTTAAAGAAAACAATAAAAGTGCCTGCAAGGC